GACCCTAGCCAGATAGTAGCACGAACGAAGAATAACACCCTGAAAGTTTGGGAAGACGAAGAAGGTCTTCGATACGAATTCCGGCCGAACATGAAAACCGCAGCAGGAAGGGACCTTGTTGAGCTCCTAAGGCGTGGCGACATTGACCAGTCGTCGTTTTCATTTTCAATGGAAGGCGGTGTAGAAGAGTGGGACGATTCAGGTGAAATTCCAGTTAGAAAATTAGTTAAAATACCTAAGCTGTACGATGTATCACCTGTGACTTATCCTGCTTATCCGTCGACGTCGGTTGGTTTAAGAAGTGCCCAAGAAGTGTATGAAGAACATTTTAAAAATAAAGAAAAAAGGGGTGTTGACCCTGGCGATGTGTCAAAAGATTTAGCTCCTGAATCGGAAAGTTGGGAAGTTCCTAATTTAAGTGATTTTACTGATAAACAGTGGAACGAACTAACTGATTCCGAAAAAAGAAAAATAGCAAAACACTTTGCGTGGGCCGCTTCAATGCCGCCAGAATCTTTTGGTGATTTAAAGTTTCCACATCATCGACCAAGCGACGGCGCCGTAGTGTGGAGAGCTGTAGCGAATGCAGCGGCAAGGTTACAACAGTCGAATTTGTCTAACGAAGATATAGCTAAAGTACAAGAACACCTTGGCAGGCATTATAGGCAATTTGATAGAACGCCGCCTTGGGAAAGCGATTCGGAAAGAAATATAATAAAAATGAAGATGCTCCGCAGAAAAGCGGAACTAAAATTTAAAAGGGAGTTGATATGATGGCTACTGTAAAGGAATTATTGGAAAAAAGGGCTAATGTTTGGGAACAGGCTAAAGCTTTAATAGATAAAGCCGAAGCCGAAGGGCGTGATTTTACCGCTGAAGAACAAGCGCAGTATGAAAAAATGATGAGTGATATGGATGAACTTGCAAGTCGTGCCAAAAGATTAGAACAAAAAACACGACTTGAAGCGCAACTGTCAGAACCTATAAACGAACCTATACGCATGATGCCGAGTGGAAAGGGTGACGAACCTGCAAAAAATATAATGCAGGAATTCCGTTCTTTTATTAAAGACGGCGTTGTTGGACCTGAACTGCGTGCTTTGCAGGTTGCAGGAACCGGCACAGATACTAAAGCTATGGGCGGCTATTTAGTTCCGCCTGAACAGTTTGTTGCACAACTAATAAAAGAACTGGATGATATGGTTTTTGTTAGAAAGCTTGCTAACGTCATCCCAGTCACCACGTCGGATTCGTTAGGGTCTCCTGTGCTGACTGCCGATATGAGCGATATTTCGTGGACCACTGAAGTTGCTGATTTGTCCACAACCGAAGATTCCGCTATGGCTTTTGGAAAAAGGGAATTAAAACCTAACCAACTTTCCAAGTTGATAAAGGTTAGCATGAAGCTTTTGCGGACTTCTGCTATACCGGTGGAATCTTTGGTTATAGACCGTTTAGCTTATAAGTTTGCAGTTGCTGAAGAAAACGGCTTTTTAAACGGTACTGGCAGTGGACAGCCGCTTGGCGTTTTTAAAGCTGATTCTAATGGAATAAGCGCCGCAAGGGACGTAGATTCCCCTGGCGGAATAACGGCCGACGCTTTAATAGAAGCAAAATATAAAATTAAAGCACAGTACAGGGATGGTGCACAGTCGATATTCCACAGGGACTTAGTGAAGGACGTTGCAAAGTTAAAAGACGGCGACGGCCAGTATTTGTGGAGACCAGGTTTAGCACTTGGCCAACCAGACACGCTGCTTAACCTTCCTGTAAATGAGTCGGAATTTGCACCCAACGACACATCGGTGGGTAAGTATGTTGGTATAATAGGTAACTTTAAATATTACTGGATTGCAGAACTAATGGGAATGGAAATACAGCGATTGAATGAGTTGTTTGCCGCAACCAGCCAAATAGGTTTTATCGGCCGTATGTGGGTTGATGGGGCGCCTGTTTTGGAATCGGCTTTTGCAAGAATAAAGGTGGTAACGCCGCCCCCTGGTAGTGGTGTTTAATTAGGCGGTTTTTAAAATGAAAATAAAAATGCTAAAGACATCCGCAGGTCCGGAAGGAATAAAAATGATAGGCGGTATTTATGATGTGCCAGCAGAAGAAGCAAAAACGCTGGTGGCAAATAAAGCCGCCGTGATAATTGAGCCGGAAAAGATCGAGGAGCCGACAAGGATCGAAGCCACCTTAATGGAGCCGGAAGAGACAGAAATGATGCCTCGACCGGCGAAACGAGGCAAAAAACGATGAAAAAGGGGGATTGGTCATGCATCTTGAGATAGAGACGCCCAGCGTGGAGCCGATCACGCTTGAAGAAGTCAAAGCCCACTTGAGAGTGACGAGCGATGACGAGGACGACTACATACAAAGCCTCATCCCCGTCGCCCGAGAGTGGGGTGAGACGTTTCAGGGGCGGTCATGGATCACGAGGTCCATTGAATACTTTATTGAGGCATGGCCATCATCCCCCGTCCAACTCCCACGACCGCCCATCCAGGAGATCACAAGCGTGAAATATGTAGCTGATGATGGGGAATATACGCTTGCTCAAGACGAATACATGCTAGATCCCATTGGTCGACTACATATTTACAAGCCACCTCCAGCCGAGGACGTTCGTTATATGAAGATAACGTACAAAGCAGGATATGGAGACAACCCAACCTCATTACCTCACCGAGTTAAGCAAGCCATGCTTCTTTTAATAGGACACTGGTATGAAAACCGAGAGATAATATCCGACAAGCCGACCAACGATATTCCATACACGGCAGAGCTTTTGCTCATGCAAGAAAGGATAATTCCAGTATGACGAGCATAGGCGAATTAAGGGATAAGGTAAAAATATATCGAAAAGAGCAAACGGAAGATGGCATGGGCGGTTGGGAAGAGCATGAAATATTAGTCATGACGGCTTTTGCTCGAGTCGAAGCCCCACGGTCGAAAAGTGGCGTTATAGCACAAAAAGACACGGAAATTAGGTCGCATGAGGTGTTAATTCGCTACTCTCCAGGCCCTAAAATGGGCGATATCGTGGAGTTTTTAGGCCAAAGGTTGGTAGTTCAAGCGGTGAGATACGACGCAAGAAGACGATGGATGTACCTCGACTGCGTACCAGAGGTGAAATGATATGCCGTTATCAGTGAGTGTCAAGGGTGTAGAAGAAAATATAGACGCCTTGCGGCGGATAAACGCTCAAGCGAAGGACACAATAGTTCAAGTCTTGCGTGAAGAAGTTCAAAAAGCCGTAGATGACGCAAAAAGCATGGCTCCCGTCGATACGGGGGCTTTGCGTGATGGTATTACTCGCTCGGTGTCGAAGAAGAATTTGACGGCTACTATGTCAGCGGGCGGTAAGCGACGAGGCGTAGATACATATTACGCATATTTCATTGAATTTGGTACCAAAAACATGCCAGCGAGACCGTTTTTCTATCCTGCTGCACGTGCTCACGAAGAAGAAATAGCCGATCGGTTGGGCGATGAAATGTATCGCTTGATAAGTAAAGAGGTTGAGAAATAATGAGCCACGTGGCGATAATTCAGGATATTTATACTGCTTTGTCTACGAATGCGGGCGTAATGGGTAAGGTAACAGGTGTTTTCGACGTCCCGCCAGAGGACCAGTCGTCACCATACATAGTCATCGATACGTTGCAAAGCCTCGAAGGACGGCTCTTGAACGCTTCAGAGCGTCAATGGGCCGTCGATGTGCACATTTGGAGCAGCTATAAGGGCAAAAAAGAAGTATTAGAAATTGCGGACTTGGTAGTGAAAGCACTCGACGATAGTTGGTTTTTCGAAGAATTAATGGTCATGCGTGACCCGTCGGGCTGGTTTCACGGAGTTTTAACAATTAGAGGATATGAAAGGAGATGAAGTAAATGGCAGCTTTTGAGGGTAAAAAGGCAATACTACAAATAGACGTTAACGGCACCCCAACTCAATTTGGAGAGGTAAGGTCATACGAATTAAGTATCGATGCTGGAACAATTGATGTTTCTACAATAAGCACCGACTGGAAGAAATTTTTGCGGGGGCAGCGAGGTTGGTCGGGTACATTGCAGTGTTGGTATGATCCTACAGATCCGGCACAAGCTGAACTTGAAACTCAAGTAAACGCAGGACTTGACGTGCATTTGACTTTTCTTGACCTTGGTGACGAAGTAGGGAAGCCAAAAAAAAGCGGTGATGCAGTTATAACGAACGTTACAACGAGCGTGGCGACCGAAGACGCCGTCGGCCTGTCTATCACGTTCCAGGGTAATGGGGAATTGACCGTAGAGACCGTAACTACTCCTTAACGAGGTGATATAACTTGAAGTTGGGCGGGAAGAATAGAGAGTTTAAGTACACCGTCAATTCAATAAGACATTTGATAAACATGACCGGTAAAACGCCATCCGAAATACTAAACGGCTTCGATCCAACTGACTTTGACTTAGGCGTCAAGCTTATATGTTGCGGTTTGCTATGGGAAAACCCGAAATTGACGCCCGATATGGTCGGCGACTGGCTCGAAGTGGATGATGGAGTTTATAGCCAGGCTATAACTGACGCCGTGAACGCACTGGTTGTGTCGTTTCAGCGACAGTTTAAAATTGAGCTCGAAGAGGTAGACGAAGAAAAAAACTCACAAAAAAGGACTGGGAAGAATACTTAAACCACGCAGTTTTAATGCTTCTCGGCCCTTTGCGACGGACACACAACGACTTATGGCAGCTCACACTTGGAGAATATGAGGATCTTTGCCGTGCTTGGATGTATGCCAACTATATAGACACACAAAAGATAGCGCAATTAGCAGTTTGGCTTCTAAATGGATCTGGTAACTTAAAATATCCCGTTCACATTGAAGACTTGGTTGGCAAGTGGGTAGATGGTCGGGTAATGTCGATAAAAGAACATAGGGAGTACCTAAAGCGAAAGGTAGCCAGCAAAAAGAAAGGGGACAAGTGATGGCAAAAAGTCGAAGAATTACATACGTTTTCGGCGCCGATATCTCGGAACTTGAGCGAGGATGGAAGCGCATCGACTACCAGCTCAAAAGCTTAAGCCGCAATGTCCGCAACTACGGCATGGCTATGAGCAAGGCTTTCACTGTCCCCTTAGCTGCCATCGGTGGAATTGCGACGAAAGTTGCCCTTGATGTCGACGATGCAATGGATGCCATCGCAAGCGGGACAGGGGCGACGGGCGAAGCACTCAAGGGTTTGCAAGAAGATTGGCGCCGTCTCGCTGTCAATGTAACGCAAGGCTTCGACGAGTCGGCGAAGGTACTGGCCGACTACAATACAAGACTTGGTCTCACGGGTAACGCTTTAGTTGATGTATCGCAAAAAGCTCTCGATGCATCAAGGTTACTTGGCGAAGACGTAACCGCCGTTGTAGCGGAAAGCGCAAAAGCAATGCAAAGCTGGGGCGTCGAAGCCGACCAAATGGGCAGCTTATTAGACAAGCTCTTCAAAGCATCGCAAGATACTGGTGTTGGTATTGGTACGCTGTCGAGTCAATTATCACAATATGGTGCTACGTTGAGGGCCATGGGCTTCGATCTCGACTCGTCTATCGCTTTACTTGCTCAGTTTGAGCGTGAAGGCGTCAACGTCGAGCGCATTATGAGTTCGCTAACAATGGGCTTGAATAAGATGGCGCGTGCTGGCGTAACCGATGCCAACCAAGCTTTCGTACAGTTAATACGTGAGATACAAAACGCAAAGACGCAAACGGAAGCGACAAATATAGCCGTAAGGGTTTTTGGTCGTTCCGGGACGGAAATGGCGGTGGCGATACGGGAAGGTCGCTTTTCCGTCGAACAGCTGGTCGAGGCATTACGAGAAGCGGACGGAGCTATTCAAAGGACTGCCGAACAAACTGATGGCCTCGCTGAACAGTGGGCAAGAGCTAAGAACAAGATCATGCTTGCCATCGAGCCAATTGGGCTAGAAATTGTCAAGATCGCCGAGTCTATTATACCAGGCCTTGAAAATGCTACGAATAAAGCCGCAAAGGCGATCGCAGATATGAGCGATTCTTCGAGACAGAATATTATCAAGTTCGCAGGAGCTTTAGCCGTTGGCGGGCCACTTCTCTTGGCAATAAGTGCCACTATCAACGCCATAAGGAACTTAAGTGGCGTGGTAATGGCGGCTTTTGCGCTTCCTGGTGCACCGTGGGTATTGGCTGCTGCGGCAATAGCTGCGGTAACATACGAATTATATAAATTCAGCAAGGCACAGGAACAAATTA